TTGTGTTCTTTGGGCTGAATATCTTTGAAATGCACCCAAACACGCAATTTCTCGATTACACTAAACTCGCAAACAGGAATAAGCGCCCATTGCCGAAAAACTATCATCTCACTTGGAGTTATTCGGAAGCGTCTAGCGTCTATGCGTCTAAACTACATAACGTGCTAAAGTCTGGCCTAAATGCTGCCGTTGTGTTTAGTGGCGGTCTGCCTGATACCTTTAAACGCTATCCGGTGGTCAATGGTGACAATCACGATTTAAGGCTTCCTTGGATAGACGGAAAAGGGGTTATTGTTGGCCTTAGTCCAAAAGGGCATAAGTGGAAGCAATTCGACAACGGTTTTATAATTCATAATGAGAAAGGGGCAGCGCATGCCTAACCCAATTGAGATTATACTTTTATTCGTGGCAATGGTTGGCATTGCTTTCTGGTACACTTCGCAGAGCGGGTTTTGATAATGGTGGACTTCAATAAAGGAACATGGGCAGAGAATTGGCTTGTCACTACATACACTGAAGACGGACATGGGCAGCCAAAGCTAAACTTTCGGGGCAACTATCAGGACGCTAAAGAGTACCGCTTACAATATGGTGGAAGACTACAGAAAGAGCGACGCTCTGAGGCTATGGTAAGGGCTTTCTATGATAGGGAAACCATCGCAGTATTCGGAGAGCTTGCCCCGAAACACAACTACGCAAAGGACTTAAGGAAATGAGTAGACCATACATCTTGGAATATAGCCTAGACAGACTAGGCAACACTGCAAACGAGCATAACCTAGACAATAAGACTCAGATCGAATTCCCTAGCTTGGAAGCGCTTAGAGCCTATAAGCAAGGCTTGCAGCACGGTTTGCTGAATGGCATGATGAACAAAGGAATCACTAGCTTTGCGTATTGGAGTAAGAAATGATTAATGCAGACAATGAGCGCAAACAGTCTGAGGCTTTTCTCAAGGCTATGCGGATAGCGCATCGGCAAAACATGCAAGCGATAGCAACAGCGCAACGCTTAACCGATATGAATGCAGACAAGATTGACGCAATGGCGTGGGATAGCCCTAGCTTTTCGCAATCGTATGAGGCGGACAAGCTATAGTTAATTGCTGGAATATAACTAACCAGAGACAAGCCTTTGTTGTGCATTTTGCTCACACTGGCTTTCTCTTTTATGTAGTATCTAAAGTTTGAAACAAACCCTGTGGAGTGCTGCGCTCTCGCTCGCCGAGTGCAAGCAAAAAGAATACAACTAGGGGTATTTCTACAGGTTTGTGTCCTTTTTGCCACACAATAGCTAAAACTTGAGGTAAACTTTAGATGGGTCCCTCAGAATTATCACAAATGCGAGATAGTGCGGCTGGTACACCCCTACATCTACAACATAAAGCAAAAGGTTTGGGGCGGGGGGCTATGCCTTACTTTCGCCATATTGGACTTATCATTTCAGGAGAAAATCAAACTACAGGTTGATGAGGGCCTTAGTAGTGACTAAATTACCACACACCCAAACTTTTTTATAAAAAACTACATAAGTATGTATACCTTTATTCACAAAAGAGGCTTATACTATAGTAGATACTACAGTACACTCCCTATCAGTTTTTATAAACTGGTTGTGTGTAAACACTAACAGATTAACTACGCAGATTTAAGGATAGGTCTGTCTAAATTTTGTAGTTAGGTTTAGAGTGTATGCCAGCCGCATTACCGTACAAGAAAGCGATAGCGAATAAGGTACGCCGTATGATTAGAGACGGTGTTACTGTCAGGGATATTCTGGCTGCTATACAGGACTTTCAGGACGCACCATCATCTATGGCTACGTTCTATAAGACCTATGGCATGGATATCGCTCAAGAGCGTTCTGATATTGTAGGTATGATCGGTAATAAGGTCGTACAGCAGGCTCTAGAGGGTGACTTCAAGTCACAGGAGCTATACCTCCGGTCTAAGGGTGGTTGGTCTCCTAATTCTACTGTTAATGAGAATGAGCAGGAAGTAGACGCTGACATGGATGAGTCTGCTATTGATGCTCTTATGACCTTACTCGGTAAGAACCCCTCTACTGAAGGGGAACCTGATCCTTCTTAATATTGTAGTACCCGATGACACTACCGATAACTGCTGCTGATCTAAGACAACTCCCCGACGAAGAAGTGGCTTCCCTGATGAGGAAGCTAGGCCCTGCTAAAGCAGAGGAGCTTCGACACACTTGGGAGTTCTGGGCCAGACCAAACCAGATGGAGCCTAAGGGCAATGACTGGGATATTTGGGTAGCTTTAGCCGGTCGAGGTTGGGGTAAGACGAGAGCCGGTGCAGAATGGGTCCGACACCGTATCCGTAAAGGGGACAAGATCGTACATTGTGTAGCTCCTACTAAGGGGGATGTACGGCGAGTGATGGTAGAAGGTGATAGTGGCCTTCTCAATGTCTGTTGGAAAGGGGATAAGACCTACCGGGGAGGGGACTTAGGTTTCCCTGAATGGTCTCCCACTAATAACACTATAACGTGGGCTAACGGCGCTAAGGCTGTCTTCTTCTCTGCTGAAGACCCGGAGCGACTTCGTGGCCCACAGGCTTATTCAGCTTGGTGTGATGAGTTGTGTGCATGGAGGAATGCACAAGAGACTTGGGATATGTTGCAGTTTGGTCTCCGACTAGGCCGTCATCCTGTAGTTTTTATCACCACCACGCCTAAGACGACTAAGTTGCTGAGGAACATTCTCGGTGACGATAAGACGGTAACCAGCACTGGTTCTACCTATGATAACGAGGCCAACCTAGCCTCTACGTTCCTAGACGCTGTTAAGAAGACGTATGAGGGAACTAGGCTTGGTAGACAGGAACTCTACGCAGAGATCTTGGATGAGGCCTCGGGGGCTTTATGGAGTAGGTCTCTACTAGCCGAATGCGAGATAGAAAAAGAAGAAGTACCGGACCTCAACCGGATTGTGATCTCTATAGATCCGGCGATCACCAGTAACTCTGAATCTGATATGACAGGTATTGTAGTTGCTGGAGTAGATATCAACGGTATCGCTTACGTTCTGGCAGACTACACAGGTCGCTACACTCCTCAGCAATGGGCTGCAAGGGCAGTGTCTCTTTTTGAAGAGTATCAAGCAGACCGGATTGTCGCCGAACGTAATCAGGGCGGGGATATGGTTCGCCATACTCTGCAAACGGAGTCTGAGACGGTGCCTATCAAGCTAGTCCATGCTAGTCGAGGAAAGATGGCCCGAGCAGAACCTGTCTCCGCCCTGTATGAACAAAGCAAGGTGAAGCATGTAAAGGGCTTGAATGATCTAGAGGATCAGATGGTCACTTGGGAGCCACTAGGCTCTGTAGGCTCACCAGACCGCCTAGACGCCCTTGTATGGGCCATTACAGACCTATCCCTACAGGGCTATGCCAAGCCCCAACTGAAGCTGGCGTATAGCTCTGCGAAAGGACTTAGATAATGCCCAAGAAGCTCTCGGAGACCGAAGCCAAGAAGATCCTTGGTGTAGCTGGTGACAACACGCATAACGGTCAGATTCGTGCAGACGAGTTCCTTCCAGAGCTTCGTGGCAAGAAGGCCATCCGCAAGTATCGTGAGATGCGGGACAACGACAGCACCATTGGTGCAGTTATGTATGCCACTGAGCAGGTTCTTCGTGATGTAGACCTCAAGGTCTGTGCAGCTAACGACAGTGCAGAAGCACAACGAGAAAAAGAGTTTGTTGAATCAGTCTTAGATGACATGGATCACACTCTGGATGACCATGTAGCTGAGGCTCTGTCTTCCCTGTCATATGGGTTTGCGTGGTTTGAGGTAGTTTATAAGCGTCGAGGTGGCCCGAGCTTCCGAGACTACAAGCGCTACTCTAAATATACGGATGGTCGTATTGGCGTCCGTAAGCTGGCTTCTAGAGCGCCGTGGACGGTATCTCGGTTCCATGTAGACCAGAAGTCCGGTGACGTGCTTGGCATGTATCAGGAAGGCTCTCAGTTTGGGAATAAGCACTATATTCCTGTAAACAAGAGCCTGTACTACCGCACCACCAACATCAACGGAGATCCTGCTGGTCGTAGTATTCTCCGCAATGCGTACACGTCTTATGAGTACCTGAACAACCTTCAGGCGATTGAGGCGATTGCAGTAGAGCGAGAGCTTGCTGGTATTCCTGTAGCTCGTATTCCCTCGGAGTACCTGTCCAGCGACGCCACTTCCACTCAGGCTGCTATCAGAGCCGACCTACAGCAGGTGCTGCGGGATGTTAAGTTTAACGAGCAAGGCTACATCATTCTGCCCAGCGACACCTATCCTGACAAGGATGGTAGTCCCACGAATGTAAGGCTGCTCGATATTGAGTTGATGTCGTCTAGCGGCACACGGAACATTGAAATCGACCCGATTGTTAACCGCTATCAGCATGACATTGCTCGTAGTGTATTGTCTGAGTTTCTTCTACTCGGCGCACACAGCGCCGGTGGCTCGTATGCGTTATCTAAGTCTAAGACCGACCTGTTCCTCCGTGCATTGGAAAGTTACATCAGCAGCATTACCGATGTACTCAATAAGCAGCTTGTCGAGAGACTTTGGCAACTGAACGGGCTTTCTTACGATACCATGCCTTATATCGAGGCTGGCGACGTAGCACCGCATGACCTCAGAGAAATCTCTGCCTTCTTGCGCAATCTCAACCAAGCCAACATTAGTGTAGATGACCACCCTGAAGTGATCAGGGATCTGATGGATATTGCGGAACTGAACTATGAATCTGATGAAAGTACCGGGCGAGATCTACAATCGCCTTCAACAGAAGAACCGGATGAACAGGGATCTGAAGACTCTTCTGAAGATGACTGACTACGAACTGGCTGACATCGGCCTCACCCGTGGCACCCTACGAGAAGCATTCTACAAAGGACGCAAGTAATGCCTTATAGCACCAATGCAGAATTGCCCAAAGCGGTAAGACAGACTGTCCCTGAAGAGAAGCACGGTAAGTTCCGGCAAGTGTTCAACTCCGTACTGGAGGACACCGGCTCTGAGCAACGGGCATTTCAGGCCGCTTGGTCTTCTGTAGAGAAGGTGCAGATGTCCACTCTGGCTGAGAAGGCTAAGAACTGGAACGAGAAGCATGGTGCATCCAAGGGGCGTATCTCTGCCAAGACGCTGAAGGCGGTCTATGACCGTGGTATCGGTGCCTATAAGACCAACCCCACCTCTGTACGCCCTAATGTACAGTCTAAAGAACAATGGGCAATGGCCCGAGTAAACAGCTTCCTGAAGATTGCTGCCGGTCAGAAGCCGGTCAAGCACGACAAGGATCTGCTGCCAACCAAGAAGTCTGTAGAGAAAGCAGAATACCGTGGTGAGAAGGTGACGCTTGATAAGCCGTTCCGTCTCCCTAAGGGTAGTAATAAAAAGTTTGGTGTCTACGTTAAGTCTGGCGACAAGGTGAAGAAGGTTACCTTTGGTAGCCCCACTATGGAGATCCGCCGGGATGACCCTAAGGCCCGAGCTAGTTTCCGTGCGAGACATAACTGCGCCAGCAAGAAAGATAAGACCACACCGGGATATTGGTCCTGCAAAATGTGGGAGTCTGGTTCTTCTGTGAGCGATGTACTCGCAAAAGATGACACAGAACAAGCGAACCTAGAAGGTCAGATCCTTAAGACAGATGACGAGCAACGTCTGGTTTATGGTTGGGCCTCGGTCATCACTGAGGACGGGAAGCCGCTGGTAGACCGTCAGAGTGATGTAATAGAAGCCGACACTTTAGTAAGGGCCGTGAATAAATTCATGGAACATATTCGTGTTGGTAAGATGATGCACAAGGGGGATCAAGTAGGCCAAGTGGTCCACTCGATGCCACTCACCAAAGAGATCGGTGAAGCCTTGGGCGTCTCCAGTAACCGTGAGGGTTGGATCGTAGCATTGAAAGTATTCGATGATGAGGTCTGGTCCTTGGTTAAATCTGGTCAACTTACGGCCTTTTCTATCGGCGGGAAGGCTAAACGGAAGGAAACCAAAGATGACTAATATCTTGCTCGATTTAGAGTTGGATGAACTATCGTTGGTAGATCGTCCTGCTAACCAAGCCGCCACAATCTGTCTTATTAAGAGGGACGAAACAATGACTCTTGAAGAACGCAAAGCGTACTACATGGACAAGGGCATGTCCGAAGAGGAAGCCCTGATGAAGGCTAAGGAAGAGATGAAGAAGTCTGATGATACTGAGGTCGAAGAGCCTGAAGTATCTAAGGCTGATGAGGCTTCCGAAGCTGAACTGCTTCTCGCTGAAGTTGATGCTGCTAAGGCTGAGATCAAGCGACTGGCAAAGGCTCTTGAGGATAATGGTTTTGTAGTTACCGATGAAGAGGTAGCCAAGGCCGAAGAGCCTGAATACTACGAATTTAATGGTGAGCAGATTATCAAGTCCGATATTCCTGCGCCCATTCTTAAGGCACTTGAAGAAGTGGAACTGGAGAAGCGTCAGGTTGCTCTGCGTAAGCAAGCTGAAGAGATCCTTCCTAACTTCGATACGGAAGTTGCGGCCTCCATCTTGGGCTACGTTGCCAAGGATGACGCAATTGTTGAGGCGCTCAAGGCTGCTGATGCAGCAATGGGTGCTTCTATGAAAGAGATCGGTGAAGCCTCTGTAGAAGCCGACATGGCTTCTTCACAGGAGAAAATTGATTCTCTTGTTAAGTCCTACATGGATGAAAAAAGCCTTTCCAAGAATCAGTATGCAAAAGCCTATGCGGCTGTAGCTAAGACTGATGAGGGCAAGGCGCTCATTTCTAAGCTCTACAAAGGAGAGTAAATCATGGCAACGATGTCTGGCCGCTTTAATACTATTTCCCTCGTCGCTGACGAGGCTCTGACGGCCCACACTTTTGTAACCCTGTCTTCGGACGCAGAGGCTGCTTATGTAGCTGCCGACGGCGACGACGCTATTGGTGTCGCTATGGGCGCTGCTGACGCTGCTAAGATGGTCACTGTTCAGATTGACGGTATCGCAATGGTTAAAGCCAATGAGGCTATTTCCGCTGGTGCTGCTGTAAGCTCTGATACTGCTGGTGAAGCTATCCCTGCTGCTGCCGGTGAAGCCCGTCTGGGCTACGCTCTGGAAGCTGCTTCTGGCGCTGGCGAAATCATCTCCGTACTTCTGAAGCCTGCTGGCGCAGATGCTGCGTAATTGAATAGCAAATAGGAGAATAAGAAATGCCTTTGCTGACCCCATCGAGCGTGCATATTGATCAGCCGCTCACCAACCTGACGACTGCTTACGCTCAGTCTCAGGAAAACTTCATCGCAGATAAAGTCTTCCCTATTGTAGGTGTAGACAAGCAGTCTGACAAGTACTACCAGTACGACCGTGCGAACATGAACCGTACCGGCGACGTTAAGAAGCTGGCACCTCGCACTGAAGTAGAGCGTATCGGCATGACCGTATCGAACGACAGCTACTTTGCTGACGTGTACGGTCTCGGTATGGACTTCGATGAGCAGACCCTTGCTAACGAAGACACCGCTCTGGACATTCGTTCCGCTGGCGCTCAGACCCTTGCAATGCGTCTGATGATTCACCGTGAAAAGCAGTTTGCTACGAACTTCTTCTCTGCTGGTGTCTGGACGAGCCAAGACCTCCTGTCTGGTCGTACCATTACTGAGTGGGACGAGGCTAACTCTACCCCAATCAAGAACGTCACCGATGCGTCTCGTACCATCCAGCTCCAGTCTGGCGGCTTCCGTCCGAATACTCTGGTAGTTGGCCGTAAGGTACACGACTCTCTCGTTAACAACTCTGACATCCTTGCTCGCTTGAACGGTGGTGCTACTGTCGCCAACACCGCTCTGGTTACCAAGACGAAGCTGGCAGAAATCTTTGAAGTAGAAAACTACTACGTCATGGAAGCTGTCCAGAACGACACCACTGAGGGTGCTGCTGAGAGCAACAGCTTTATCGGTGGTCGTCACGCTATGCTTTGTTACACTCCGGGTAATGCTGGTCTTATGACCCCTGCGTCTGGTCTGACTTTCGCATGGAACAGCATTCCGGGTGCTAACAATCTCGGTATCACCGTCGAGTCCTTCTCTGACGACGCACTGAAGCGTCAGCAGATTGCAGAGATGATTCAGGTGAAGATGTCCTACGATATGAAGATGGTTGGCGCTGACTTGGGCTACTTCTTCGAGAACATCGTAGCTGCCGACTAAGGAGGCTAGAGTATGACACCCGACTACTCTCTTCTTCCTTTTCAACTAAACTGGGTTCAACTCGTTAGACAAGAGTTTAAGGGGTATGGGACCGAATGGAAGCGGGGGGATGTCTTTGACTGGCAACAGCGAGGCATCCCTTGGCAAGACGTTATATCTCTGTTCAATCGGGGTCTCCTTATGCAGGAGGCTCCGACCGAAGACAACCAGAAGAAGGTTGTAGGAGACGGTCTCGATGAGCTTGGCCCCGAAGAGCTTAAGATCATTGTAGACAACATTAACGCTAAGGTCAAACAGTTTACGAAGACCGAGCGTGAGTACAACACAAAGAAGTGTAAGGCTTCTTCGATCACGAAGAAACAACGTGGTCATATTCGTACATGGCGTAACAGCCCTTGGGCTGACTGGGAGCAGGCATAATGTCAGATTTCACCTATGATATTGACGACCTTGGCACTACCACTGCAACTGGTCGTCGGAATGCAGTCCGCTTCCTCGTAGGTGACACTGACTCCACCGATGTTCAGGCAAAGGATGAAGAGATTGCTTTCGCTCTTTCGCAATGTTCTGATAATATTCATCACGCCGCTGCTTATGTTTGCAGAACTATTGCAGCTCAGTATTCTCGTCGTGTTGACACTGACCTCGATGGCGCTCTTAGCGCTAGTTACTCTGATCTTCATGCCCATTATATTGCTCTTGCGGATACCCTTGAGGCGGAAGCCAAGAAGCAATCCGGCCTCGGCGTTAAAGCCGGTGGCATCAGTGAGGCAGCTATCACTGTGGTAAGGCAGGACACTGACCGTGTTACTCCAGCCTTCCGACGAGATCGTTTCCGCAACCCACCCAACTATGACGGGTCTGCGGACTACGAGTGAGGAATAGTCCATGTCGTTTAATGCGAGAGACCTCCTTAAGCTGGTCCAAGACTTTGGCGAAACCCTTACACTCCGCAAAGTCACCACGGGAGGCACTTACGACGCTTCTACTGGTACTGTTAGTGGAAGTGCGACTACGGACTATTCCTTTTCAGGCTATTTCTATAACCTAGCAGAGGGTACATCTGACCTCAATCAGACTAGGAAGGGCAGACGTGCTTGTGTCATTCCCGCCAAAGGTCTTAGCGTTGTCCCAGACGACGAAGACCAGATTTTAGGAAATGGAGATGCGGTGCATATTATCACTGTGAGAACTATCTTTAGCGATGGTCAAGCCGTCTGTTACCTCTGTGAAGTGTTAGAATAATGGGCGTTAAGATTAACCAGAGTTTTTATCGCAAGATAGATGCGATCAGTGAACAAATAGAAGATGAAGTTGGTCAGAAGATTTTTGCTATGGCAAGGACTGCTGTTCTGGCCTCCCCAGTTGATACCGGCGCTTTTGTTAATTCTTGGTCCGTTAAGGACAATCTAGGCGGTGGTCGGCGTAAGTCTTCTAGAGGTAAGCCCAGAGGCGTACCAGAGCAACCGCAGAAACTAGACTCCCTTAGAAACCTCGCCAATGACGTTAATATTGTGTCGAGTAAGAGTTCTCTGGGTGGCGCTCGCCGAAGGGGCATCACCATACCTGCTGGAGAATACTACCTGATTAACCGAGCGCCTCACGCACAGAAGGTTGAGGCTAGGTATAAAATTAAAGCTAAGGTTCTAAGACAGCATGGCTAGTATCTATCGAGACATTCGAGCAGCCCTAGAGACTAAACTAGCCGCTATCTCTGGCATCCCGGCTATTTCATACGAGAACGTCTCCTACGACCGCACCACGGGAACTTCGTATGTAGAGACCTATTTCGTACCCCGAACCCGTAGACCCGCTGTACGAGGCTTAAATCCCCAGCAGCGGTATGATGGAGTTTTAACTGTTGTGTGTTACGCAGCAGAAGGTAACGGCCCCGGCGCAGCCGACGATATTGCTGACAAGGTATTAGAGGCCTTTGAGGCTACTACAGATGTCTCCTACACTCCTGACGGGGGTAGTGAGATCAAGGTGTCTATAGATTATGCCGAGCGAGAAGGTGGCGGACTAGACACTCCTTTTTACTATGTCCCGGTGAATATCGGGTTCTATATTTATAACTAAGGAGGAAGCAGATGGCTTTCGCACAAGGTTCTCGTTCCCGCTTGGCTTTCGGTGTTGAAAGCACTTTCGGTACGGCAGCTACTTCTTATACTAATGTTCCATATAACACTCACTCGCTGAATCTGTCGAAGGAGCGAGTAGCTGGCAATGAGATCCAGCCAGACCGTATGCCACGGGTTGACCGTCATGGTAACCGCTCTGTAGCTGGTGACATCACGGTAGATCTGCGAGACACCGCATACGACGATCTGATTGAGTCTGCGATGCTGTCCACGTTCAACACTGGCGTTATTAAGGTAGGCACCACCCCTAAGTTCCTGACTCTCGAAGACTACGCCGCTGATATCGACCAAGCACGTCTGTTCACTGGCTGTGCAGTATCGACTATGGGTGTCTCGATGGCCCCTAACCAGATGGTGACTGCCACCTTCGGTATGGTCGGTAAGGACATGACCATCTCTGCTACAGAGAAGACTGTATCTGCTGCTGGTGTAGGTGAGCCTTTTGACGCTTACTCCGGCGATCTGAAGGTAGCTGACGTAGATGGCACCGGCGCAGCATCAGCACTTTCCATCGTGACCAGCGTAGACTTCACTGTCACCAACTCCTTCGCTCCTACCTTTGTTGTAGGTGATGACTCCGCTCCCGCTCTTGAGTTTGGTCGAGCAGAGATCGAAGGTACTATCACTGCATACTTTGAGGATCTATCTCTGGTCAACCGCTTCCTGAACGAGACCGAGAGCGCCATCGAGGTATCTGTAGCTGATCCGTCTGCTAACACTATGACCTTCCTTTTCCCACGGGTGAAGTTCAATGCAGCAGACATTCCGGTTGATGGCCCAACCTCTCGTGTAGTAAGCCTGCCGTTTGTGGCTCTGTACGACGATACTGAGCTGACTAACCTGAAGATCACTACGGCATAAGAATCCCTTGGCCGAGGGGAGGGGGGTGAGCTTGTCGGGTGGCTCCCCCTCTCATTCATTTTCCCACCCGCACCCGAAAGGAACCCGACTATGGACTTGGCAAATCTTACGCCCGAATCTGACACTATTGAGATCCTCTTGGTTCACCCTGTTAGTTATGAACCGTTGATGAACGAAGATGGTGAGAATGAGATGAGTGTGACCGTATATGCACCTCACTCTAAGAAATACAAAGAACTCTTTAATGAGCGAGCCAACAAACGTCTGCAAGTCATGCAGCGGTCTAAGAAGGCCCAAGTGACTGTAGAAGAACTTGAGAAAGACGCTGTAGATCTTCTGTCTCGCATCATTATTGAATGGGACATCACCTATGACGGTGAGAAGCCACCTTTGAGTGTACCAAAGGCTAAAGAGGTATTTGAGACCTTGCCTTGGCTTAGACTCCAGATTGAAGAGGCTATCGAAGAAAACCGGGCTTTTATCAAGGCCTGATTGAGGAACTTGTCGAGTACGCCGAATGGACTTTCGATCTCGACAAGCCTCAAGAGGGTGGCTCAAAAAGAGAACATTTAGAACAAGTAGAAAGGCAGCTTGGATACGCACCTAGAGAATTAGATGGACCTGACTTCCCATTCCTAGTGCAGCATATCTGGTCTGCCTTTCTTTCTTTGTCCACTGGAAGAACAGCCGGTTTTAGCGGCCCCAACCCGATTACCTTTGAACAGATTAAAGCGTGGAAGGAACTGACCGGAGAGGTACTCAGCACTAGAGATGTTGAGGCGATTAAGGCTCTGGACACAGTTTATATAAAGGTTATGAATGGCTGATCTTCGTTTTATAGTTGATGTAGACGGGACTGGCGATGTCAAGGCTCTCAACAGAGAGATGGGAGAAGTCCCCAAGCGAGCAAGACGAGCTGGGGCATCTCTGGATCAACTTGGTGACGCCTCTCTCCGAGCTACTCGTAAGACTAAACGGTTTGCGGCAGTAGGCCTGCAACAGCTTGGCTATCAGGTCGGTGACTTTGCAGTACAAGTACAGTCTGGCACTAACGCCTTTGTTGCCTTCGGTCAGCAGGGTTCTCAGATGCTGGGTATCCTTGGCCCGCTGGGTGCTGTAGCTGGTGCTTTGCTTGCTATCTTCACGGCATTCGCAGCGGCTCTGTCTAAGAACGCAGAAGAGACCGGCAACCTTAACTCAGAGTTCTTGAAGCTAAAAGGCCAATTAGAGCCTTTGGTTTCGATAGCAAGGAACCTGTTGGTTACCCTAAGAGAGATGGCTTATGACACTCTCAATGTTCTGGCTAACAACCTCCAGCTTGTTATCTCCTACACTATAGCTGCAACCGCACTATGGGCAGGACGAGCTGGCTTTACAGCAGCAATCACGTTGGCAACCTTAGCCATGCAGAACTTTGGTAAGATCACCAAGTTTGTGATGAGGTCTACAGTAGTTGGTATCGCTGTTGTCGCTCTAGGTCAGTTCATTAATATGATGCTCCAGCTTAGGGAGGCTACAGGAAGCTGGGGTGAGTCCTTTAAGCTGGTTGGTGATGTCATCAAGGCTTTCTTCTTGGAGCTGGATGCTAACCTTATTAACGCCAGTCTTATGGGGCGTCGGTTTATCATGCAGTTTACAGCCTATATCCTAGACGGACTGGCTGGCCTGTGGGATCGGTTTAGTAATTGGATTGCAATGTTCCTTGCTAAATGGGACGAACTAGGACAGTCCCTTGGCAATGCTTGGAACAGGGTGATGTACGGGCTTCAAGTAACTCTTGATACGTTTGTAGATGGAGCTTTAGAGACCTTACAGACGTTTATAGACACAGTCCGTCAATTAGGTATCTTTCTGCCGGGAGCAATGCAAACAGCTCTAGCGGCAACCAGCAAGGCTGTTGATGCAGTGCAAGGTCGCTCTCCAGAGCTTCCTAGCATTGGGATTAGGTCTTTTGAGAGCTTTCTGGGAGACCGTATGGAGGGTGTCGGCACGACTTCTGATCGGCTCCGTGGCGCAGCACAGGGGATGAGGGAGATTGCCGAAGGCCTTAAGGGAATTGGTGCAGCCACTCCTCAGACCGACGCAGCCCTAGCCAAGCTCAAAGAGGCCCTTGATAGTGTAGCTGGCCCAGAGATGCAGTTTGATGTCCGCAACCTATTTGATGGCTTAGGTGACGCTGCTGAAGAGGGTGTCACAAAGGCTAATGAAGAGCTAGACAAGCTACAGCAGAAGTTGGACGATCTTCGAGAGTCTTTTGCCAAGCAGTTTGCAACTACAATCATGGATAACTTCAAGGCGATTGTAGACGGAACTAAGACAGCAGGTCAGGCCTTCAGGGATATGGCTGTGCAGATTATTCAGCACATAATGAATATTCTGATCTACCAGCCTCTAATTAAGTCTCTTACTAATGCCCTCACCCCAATGATGGGCATGGGGCCATTTGGTATGGCTACTAGCTTCTTAGCTGGCGGTGGCGGCATTCCTGCCGGTGCTTCGGTACGAGGAAGCCATATGTTTGCCAATGGCGGTGTGGTTGGATCACCTACTTACTTCGGCATGGCGAATGGCGGTCTCGGCGTTATGGGAGAAGCAGGCCCCGAAGCCATCCTCCCACTCAAGCGAGGCCCCAACGGAAAGCTGGGCGTAGAGGGTGGCGGGAACGTCACTGTCAACCAGACCTTCCAGTTTGCTGCTAACGGGGACGAGTCAGTCAAGCGGATTATTGCACAGGCTGCTCCAAGTATCGCCAAGATGACTGAGGCTCAGATTGTAAACTCCCGTCAGCGAGGCGGTCAGATGAGAAGGGCCTTTGGTTAATGGCGATCACCTATCCTCTCTCAGTACCTACTACAATAGGTATTGGTCAGATTGAGCTAAGGGCCAATAACGTAGTTGGTCTCAGCCAGTCTCCCTTCACTTACAAGCAGCAAGTAGTTCAACATCAAGGTCAGCGCTGGGAAGCCTCTGTGCAGATTCCTCCGGTGCGTAAAGACTTGGCTGAAGAATGGGTGGCTTTCCTACTATCCCTTAAGGGGCGTTATGGCACCTTCTACTTAGGTGACCCTAACATGACCTCTCCGAGGGGTACTGTTCTTTCGACAACTTCTGTGACCCTCTACACCTCAGCTTCTTCAGGCGATGAGTCTATTAGTATCACTAAGTCTGGGGGTCCGATTAAGACCAATTTCTTACGAGCCGGTGATTATATTCAAATCGGATCTGGCTCCACTCAGACTCTACACAAAGTTTTGGCTAATGTAGATCTTGATGCTAACGGCAGAGGGACAGCAGATATCTGGCCCCATATTCGGACTACAGTGTCCTCTGGCACTTCTGTAGTACATCAGTCAGCCAAGGGTGTTTTCCGGCTCAGTTCAAACCTAACTTCATGGTCAATAAATAATGCCAGCGCTTACGGGATCTCGTTTGACGCTGTAGAGGTAATATAATGGCGAACCTAGATCATAAACGTGGCGACACATTCCAGTTGGACTTCACTCTAGAAGATAATGATGTAGCCGTTGATATCACCAACTTTGATATAAGGGCGCAGGCACGGGATGCCACTGGCACTCTGATTGTGGAGTGGAATGAAACCCAAAGCCCTCCGGGCGTCAATATCACCAGCGCTTCTGATGGTCAGTTTAACTTGAAGTCTGAGGCAGCTTATACAACCACTCCAACAGGCCAGCTCGCCACCGAGTCTTGGCCTTTAGGTGTGTTAAACGTAGATGTAGAGTTTACTGACACATCTGCTACACCAGACTCAGTAAGTTCCTCCGAGACCTTCACCATCACAGTTATTGAAGATATTACGAGGGATTAATAATGGCTAAGTTCCAACTACAAGCCTCGTTAAACACTTCACTAGCGGGGACTACACTTGCCGGTGATCAGGCTATCACTATTGGAGTTCTTAATGGTGTAGGTGCTACAGGACCACAAGGGGCTGCTGGTACGAATGGTGCAGACGGCGCTGGCTTTACTGGTGGCTCCTACAACTCATCTACTGGCGTGGTCACCTTCACCTCAGATGATGGCCTTGGCTTCTCCACAGGAGATCTTCGGGGTGCAGACGGTAGTGGTACAGGTACGGTTACCTCTATCACGGCAGGCACCGGCCTCTCAGGCGGCACCATCACCACTTCTGGCACTATTGACCACAGTAACAGTGTAACCGCAGATACAGTCAGTGAGGGTGGTGGCGCTCGTACACTTTCCTACGGTGACACCTTCAATGTACCTTCTGTCACTTACGACGCACAAGGACATGTTACCTCTACGACCACTACCACACTAACCCTGCCTGCTAGTGATAACACTGACACTGATACCACCTACAGTGCTGGTACTGGTATCACCCTTACCAATACTACCTTCTCTATCGGGCAAGACGTTGGTACTGGTGATGATGTTACGTTCAACTCCGTAGCAGATGTAAACGGCAGTGTTCGAGACATCCCACAGAACGCACAGACTAGCGCTTACACTCTGATTGCAGGAGACGCTGGTAAGCATATCTCCATCACTACCGGCGGTGTTACTGTTCCCACGGGGGTGTTTGGCGTAGGCGACACCATCTCTATCTACAATAACTCTGGCTCTGACCAGACCATCACCCAAGCTGCCTCTGGCGTAACCTTACGTCAGGCTGGTACTGCAAGCACAGGTAACCGCACGCTGGCTCAGTATGGCCTTTGTACGGTCATCTGTGTGGATGCTACCACTAACGCTAACGTCTTTGTTATCGGTGGAGCCGGTCTCAGCTAATGTCGATTGCACAAGCCCTCTTCTTCAATGCCGGTGAAACAGCCGCTATTCTGACCCTGACGCCTTTCGGTGGCTCTGCTGTTGAATATGACTTCTCTAATGCTGGTGCAACCGTCACTAAAACTGGCTATAGGGGGGTAAGGACAAACTCTGCTGCTAATCCCGGAACCTACACCCTTACTGTAAGTGAAGACATGGATGTCACTTTCAACGTCCAAGGCGCTGGTGGTGGCGGTGGTGCGGGACCAGGGGGCACAGGGGGACGTACAGATGCGACTGTCTCTCTCTCTACTGGGACCACCTACTACCTCCTAGTGGGTAGCGGTGGATCAAGGGGCCAAGCCTCTAACACTGATCCCGATGGCGGCTTTGGGGGCGGCGGTGGTGGTGCTGGAACTAGCACCGGAAGCAACGGCTCTGCCTTCGGGAATGGTGGCACAATGGGGGGAAGCAACGTAGGCCAACAGGGCGGCGCTGGCGGCGGTGGCTTGAGTGGCCTGTTTGAGAACAGCATAAGCGCCTCTAACGCCATTATAATCGCTGGCGGCGGTGGTGGCGGCTCCGATGCAACTTACGGTGGCCAAGGTGGTGGCTCTAGTGGCACTGATGGCAATGACAATGGTGACGCTAGTGGCGGTAGTGCTGGTGGCCAAACGTCTGGCGGCACTGGGGGAGGTGCGAATGGTACAGGGGCCACGAGCGGCAGGTCGGGCGGACAAGGATTTGGCGGTGGTGGTGCCTCTAGCTATGACTCAGAAGATGACGACTACGAAGGTGCTGGCGGCGGTGGAGGCGGTTGGTACGGTGGTGGAGGCGGGGGTTCTGTCGCTTTTGAGAATGACTCCGGTGGTGGCGGTGGTGGCTCTGGCTATTACAACTCCTCTAAGGCGACTTTGAACGCTTGGATTACTGGCGGTGGCAGCAACGGCGGTCTCAATAATAGTGACGGCTACGGCGGCTCCATCAAACTTACCAGAGCTTAATAAGGCGAGATAAAATGGCGACTATCACTCATAAGCAGGGTGACACTTTTGAGCTTACATTCCAGCTTAAGAGTGATGGCTCTGCGGTAGACATTACCAACTTCACGATTACCAGTCAGTTGAGGGACTCTACGGACACTCTCCTGACCACAGACAACTTTAACGGAAGCCTGACCTTCACACTGATTGACCCTAATGCGGGTCAGTTT